GGAATTTTATTAGTTACGGTCTTTACGATGTATAGGAAGCGAAGCGGCATTAGCCTCAGCATTTGAAGTAGCTGTAACAGTGGAACCGACAACACGTGATTTCATGGTATTTATGGTAACATTCGAACCAACTTGCCAACGAACAACCCAGTTACGCTCTAAGTGAGTTAACCTTGTAGAGAAAGAGTTAACTAGAGCAGCCGCTCTCTGCTCAGTAGTCATGCCATCTGTTAAAGAAGTAAAGCGCTCTTCTAATAGATCGAGGACCCGAGTTATAAGTGTACGGTCAGCTTGGGCTCTAGCTCCTTCTTTATCCTGCCACATGGATGAAAGGGCATTACGGAACATATCAAGTATCTGAGCACGAGCCGCCGACTCGACAGTCATCTCAGCGTTTGAGAGTTTTGTCAATAATAATGAGATCCGTATAGCTTCAGCTTGTGCCGCTTCTACTATAGGATGTGAGACAGATAGGTCAGTTCTAAACTCAGTTAGTGTAGCAAGGAGTTCCTTATTCTCCACTGCTTTAACCCACTCGAATTGGTCAAGGTCAAGATTATAATTTGATTTCATTGCAGAAGCAATCGTATCGTTAACTAATGCAGTTTGACGTAGTAAAGAGTCCAGTCTTTTCAGTTGCTCAATAGCAGCAACATAAGTGTAACCTTGGACTATATCGTTCTCAGTTAACTCATAAGTCGGTTTCCACCACTCTGAAAGAGGAGGACAGGTAGATGGTAAGCGTATAGACTTAGTCAACCCAGTGATTGACATAGGCAGTTTGTTTAACATAGCAAGGAAAGAATGTGACTTAGAATCTACGAGGGCTCCAAGCCAAGTAAATAAGGTAAAGCCTGATAACTCGAGGTTTCTAGAAGTGATTTCATTCTGGAGCTGAGGAAGTAGACGACCGTTCATAACTGTTTTAGCAATGAGTTTAGTAGGTAGACAAGTGTACTCAGAACCTTTAACAAAGATTCTTTTACAGAATTCGGCTGCAGGGGTAAGACCTTGAGCATGCATAATTGATTTCTGCTCATTTATAGTTAAGCCGTAATACTCCATTAGTTTACGGTAACGCTCAGCGACCTTGGAAGAATTAATAACAACATCGTCGCCACAGATTCGGTAACTTGTAAAGTCTGTAACTTTCTCAATCTCAGCAGCTCTTTGAACTATAAGATGGTGTGTGAAGGCTAACATTGCCCAATTACTTTTAGAACCCATCGGTAAACCGGTACCATACTTGTAGAAGTTACCGTCCTCAGAGTAATACTCACGTTCAGATAGAATCTCCATCCATGCTCTTCCAACGCCACTCATGCCTAAGACACCATCGAGTATTTCGGCTTGTAGCTCACGAGGCAATCTATCAGTCGCGGCAGTAAGGTCAAAGGAGTAGATCTCAGACTTTTCATCTGCTGTCCACTTCCGGACTGTTTCAGATGCGGCCCTCTGATCAAATGTCGCATCCATTTCGATTGACTTAAGGACTTCGAAAAGAGTCTCGTGTAATGGGGTAAGTATAATCTGAGTCCAGTAATCAACTGAAGCGACAGTACGAGTTTTACCACCCCACTCAGCAAAAGTGATTAATTTACCGAGTTTTAGACCCTCTATAGGAGTGCCATCAACAGCTCGTAGTTGGACTGTCCTCATCAGCTTCTTCATGAATCTCTTCAGTCCAGATAAGTTAACAAACTTAATTAGAGCATTTAGAACAACTTTATTGTTTAGTATAGCAATAGCATCACTGTAGGCGGTCCAAGTTGAGGGACCATTTGGACCGGCTGTATTAATGATATAGAACTTCTGGGCTCTACAGTAACGTTTATAAATTGCCTTAATCTTGTTCTGGGACAGACCCAAACGAGTAAGTAAAGAAGGAAGGTGTGAAGGAAGGTTCTCAGTCATCTTAGCTTCAGAAAGCAAAGTGCCAGGTTTCTTTCCTGAAGTAACGAGTCTATTATGCTCTGATACACGCCAGTTCTCAATAAACTCTTTGTGGTACTTAGAATTAGGCGCGGAGACTATAGAAGTGAAATCCCAAGATATGGGCATGTTAATAACCCTGTTTATATCGAGGAACGCAATAACTATGACATCGAAGAACCAGAGCACTGGTTCCTTGGTTGCTTCAGAAACGAGAGATTTTCGTAACTCTATAAGTGATTGGATACAAATGGTACCTAGTAGATGCTCCTCAGCTAAGAAAGAGAGATTTGTGGTTGTCTCCGTACTTGGTGCACCGATAACGACTGATTCTGGCTCCTCATTAACAGCAGCAGGAGAAATAGGAGGAACAGGCCCACCGCGGATCCATGATATATAAGCAAGACGTAGACGCTTTAACTCAGCAATAGTGGCTGTAGCATTAACAGAAACCATATAAGTTACACGCTGGTAAGAGATGTTAAGAGCGGTCATGAAAGCACTAATGTTCTTGATATCTACGTAATTGGCTAATAGCGAAATTGAAGAGAATACAGAATCGAGGTTCTTAAACGTCGATGATTTAGTAGCAGCTCCGTTGCCACTTAAGTTAGGGAGTCTTATTTTCATAAGATATTTACATTTTACTTGTCCATTGCTTCTAAATAGGTGTGAGTTCATATACATTGACGGCAGCCTGGTCACAGCGGATGGGATCCGAAGGATGCTTTAGTGTCAAAGCAACAAATACCTACCCTAAGGAGAGGTAGACCCCCATCACACAAGCGTCGAGTGTGGGCCCACTTAAGGGTTATGGCTTGCTTTTGGGCAGTAGTCTTGCTAGTTACTACTGTGAGGATTGGAATAGTAGATTGGTCATAGTCTTATAAGTAAGGGCTGGGGGGAATTTTTGGAAAAGGGGCCTGAGCACATCGCTGTACTCATACTATTTTCGGCACTCCACAAGATGCTTGGAAGGCTATATTATCCTGCATATACTCCGACAAGTAGTTTGCATTCAACGAGCTCACTATAGCGGATGAGCATTTAAACGTGGGAAAGGGTGGTGATGTCCTAAGAGTACAAGCCAAAAGGGAGTCTCAAAGGCCATTTAGGGAAGGGTGCTACCTAGGTTTTGGAACAAGGAAAGGAGTGACCCTTATCGACCTCTCATGAAAGAGGATGTAAGTAAGGGGTTGTGTTAGGGGTGCGCATCAACTATGTAAGTAGGTTGCCCTTGCTGATGCTCGCGCCTTTCGGTGACTGGCTAACACGAGAAGACGAAATTGATAGGTGAATAGTGAAATAGATGAAGGTAAAGAAAAGGATAATAGGGAAGGGGTGGGACAAGGGTTAACCCATATAGTTGGCCAAACTATATGGGGGTGGTAGATCAGTAGTCACAGCCTGGCCAAGGCCTTTACCCACCTCACTACCCCGTCAGAGATCCACCTTCCAACCAGTGGAACGGCCATCCCACCGATGGGAAGGTATCACCCATCAGGGGAACCCGGTTTGGATCGGCC